CTCGTAGTCCACGGCGCCACCTTCAGCCATACCAATATGGTTTTGGAGCATATCGTTGAAACGTGATTCGTAATCGACAGCACCACCTTCTGCCATCGTGACTGCGCCACCAGCTTTGTAAGACTGCCCCTTCTTGGCAGAGTTACGCATGGCGTCGGTCAGGTCGATGTAGTAGACCGTCTCAGTTTTATTGCCCAAGGCGCTTTGGAATTCGCGCACATATTTATTTACAGAGCGTTCGCCCTCGTTAGGCCAAAACGCATTCGCAAATCGACCATTCACCCCATTGGGGTACTTGCTTTCAAACCAATCTCTGAAAGCGGGCCAAGTATTTTGTTCTTTACCCACAACTAACTTAGTCTCGCCTAACTTACCGCCGTGCTGCTTGGCGTACTTCTCGAGGAAACTCTTGTACGTCTTGTCGTACCAATGCTCCATGCCCTTACGCTGGTCTTCTGTATATCGTAAAGTTTGGCGATTACCCGTCGTCAGGTATACGCGATCCATTCCGGTGTCTGCAGCCTCTTTAATTGCCCGCTTCAAGCCAAGCTGATACCAGTTGTCTTTGAATGGGGCTTTGGGGACGCCACGAAAATTTTGCTTATCTTTTTCAATAAGTTTTTTTAACTCTTGGGCTTCACTTTCATTCAAAGGGGTTTCATAAGGGCGGTCATTTCTGACGGAAAGATCAATCAATCTTTTTCTTTCCTGCTCGGTAAAATTATTTTTGTACCCAAATTCTCTGCCAGCTTGATGCCAATCAGACTGCAGCTCATCGATCAGCAAGCCACGCTTACCATCAACGTCAGCGTGATCAGCGACGCGCAGGTGGAATAGGACGTTGGGCTCATCGCCATGATGGGTCTGGTGCATGAAATCGGTACCAACAATCCCATTTGACGACCACTCTTCGGACGAACCGCTCTTGCGCCAGTCTTCGTAAGACATCTTCCGCTGGTTGCTGGGCAGGCCAACACGAATCTCACGGTAGTTCTCACCACCCGGCATGTTGTATTCAGGATGCGAGTCAGGGCCATACAGCGATGGCTTCTTACCTTCCAGTCGCTCTCTGTCTCTTGCGATTGACTGGCGCATCGTTTCAATCTTGTTCTCGTACTGCTGAACCAATGGGCTCGTGGGCGACATCTCTCTGACGCGATCTAACTCAGCCTGCACCTGCTGGATGCCACCCTCTCTGTATCGGATGCTTTCCTTCAAGGCGTCTGCAGTCTCTGAATACTCATCAGACTCTTGATACGGCCTGCGCACAGACTCACGCAGCGGGATGCGGTTCTGCTCAGCCAGCGCCACGACTTCATCTCGCGTCACGTTCGGCTTACTCGCCAACTGATCGAGCCCCAGCTCAGCAATGCGCTCATCGTTGACGCCCTGCTCGAGCTTCTTCATGTCGCTAATGAATGCCGAGCCCGGCCCCTGCTTGCGCTGCAGGTTCAGTGCTGCCTTCTCCGCAGGGTTGTAGAAGCCCACAGGGTTTGCAGGCGCCTTCACCTTGCCCGGCTTGCTCGGAGGTGCGGCGTACATTCTGGTGGGCTCTACGGCCTTCTCAAGGCCAGCCTCGAGCATCTCTCGTGCGGTCGGCGCTAAGGCCTTACCTAGCTTTGCGCCACCAGTCACCACGGCAGGCGAAATAACGCCAGCGCCCAGCTCGAACAGCGGACGCTCTTCGCCAGTGGTCAGACCAGCCTTGCCTAGTAGCTCTTGCGCGGCCTCCGTACCATACGGGCCTTCTGGTGCCAAAGAAACTCGAGGGGCATATCCCATAGTGGGTTTCTTTTCTGGGCCGGTGTCCATCACCGACGCAGGCTTACGCAGCGCAGGGATCTTGGTCTGCGCATAGTCCAACAGCTCACCACCCATGCCAACGATGTCCATCGGGGCACCCATGCCAAAGGCCACAGGGCCACGCATGATCACGTCTTGAACTGCGCCCGGCTTTCTCATCGACCGGCGCTCTTTTTCGAACTTCGCCTTCAATGCAGCCGCGGCATCTTTGAACATCGACGGGATCTCGAGCGGCTTTGGCTTGAACATATCGCCCGATACTTCGCCCGGGTCGCCACCGCCCTGCATGTGAACGCCACCGCCATCGGCGTAGCCTTCCCTCTGCAAGTGGCTGAGATACTTCTCGGTGACATCTTGAGTCGGGTACGGATCACCCTTGGGCGTCATCGTCAGTTCGTAGTAACCCGGCTTTTTTTTGCCACCGGTGCGTCGCCTGAACTCTTCGTGGAATGTAGGCAGTGCGATCTCGTTCGGCACAGGCGTGAACAACTGTCTCAAGTCTTCGCCCTGCATAATTTCAGGGAACGCAGGATGCATGTCAGGGCGACTTATAACGCCCTTATCAAGCGTGAACAACCGCGGGCCAACTGAGAACGTCTTGACACCTTGCAGCATTGGCTCGGTGGACTCCATCATGATCTTGCCGCCGGGGATGATCGAACCGCCCCGCAACGCGCCGCCCAATTCCTTGCCCAGCAGCAGGTCACCGACGATGCCCCGCTCCTCGAAGGTGTTGATCTCTTTGCGTAGCTTCGGGTCGAGGATGTCGGCACCCTCACCAAAGTGCGGCTCAAGTGCGGCGTTGAACTTGGCACGAAGCTCTTCGCTCAGGTTGCCTTCTTTCGCCGACTTCTGGAACGCCTTGTACAGCTTGTCGAAGATCAGCTCGTTCGACCTGTGCTGGAAGGGCGAGCCGATCAGGGTTGACCACAGGATGTCCGGGCTCGTTTGATTCGTGATGATCTTGGCTGCAGTCGGCGTCTTCACGCCCCATGCAGCGCGAGCCTCGGCGTAGTTTGGATCAACTAACTGCAGTCCAGAGAACGGAGGGCCACCTAAGTATTTAGCTGCCGTGCGGTCAGATTGCGTGATGCGCAGCTTCTTGCCTTCAGCACCTACGTTACCCAGCGCCTCTGACAGACGGGTCACGGGCTGATTCGCCGTGTACTCAGTCATCAACTTGCCCGCCATCGCCCGCTCTGCCGCGGTCAGGGGACGTGCCGCCTCAACCATCGACTGCAGGTCTTTGCCAGACTCCACAGCCTTCTCGGCGCCACGAGCCGCCTTCAGTGCCTTGCCGCCCTTCGCCATAGCTTGACCGCCCTCTGCAAATAGCTTCGGCAATTTAACTGCTGGACGATAAATCCAATCTCCAAATGAAGACTTATCGCTTGGAGCTAAATATTTTTCTGGGATTACCAAGTTGTCAGTCATTTCCAGTTCCTTCCTCAGCGCCTCGAGGTACTCCTCTTGGTCTCTGCGCGGGAATGGCTCACGCAATTCGGCGCGGGGCAGAAGCTGAACAAGGCCAGCAGGGTCACCACGCTCAACCATCGCACGGTTTCGATGACGGCCTTCATGACCAGTAATAAAAGGGATCAAGGGCAAGCCCTGCTCTTCTTTATTGATTTGCAAAAAGGGAACATCATGAAACTCACTGATCCCTGACAGGTGCCTGATGTACTCACTCGTTGGCATGGTTGCCTTACTCGGGTCATGCCCAGCAATTCTTCTTTCTGACATTTCTAACGGATGGGCGAACCCTTGAAAGTCATTCGGGTTCATTACCATCAAGGCCTTGGCGTTGTCGCCGCCAAACGCTTCACGCAATGCTTGCTCGGTATATAGGTCTTCAAGGTTCTTGATCTCATCCGCGGCTTGCTGAACGCGCTTAGCACCGAACTCGCCCTTGCTTTCGCGGATCGCCTTCTCAAGATTCGATAGCTTGCTCGGAACGATCACCGCGGGCGCTTCTTTGGGTGCCAAGATGCGTCGAGCTTCAGCCAGCGCCTTCTTGCCCTTCTCTTTGGGTAGTTGCGGTACGTCGTATGCCGCCTTCTGACGGCGCCGGATCTCGTTCAGCTCGGCGTCTATCTTGGCCTGAAGCGCCGGGTCAATCTTCGGCAGGCGCCCCATCACTTCGTCGAGGTCAGCGGCTTTCGACGCAGGCTTCGCGCCCTTTGCCGCGTTCATGAGCTTCTTGATGTCTTTAGGGCTAGGCATAATTAGGTCGCGTAAGGGTTAGAACGCTTGCGCCGTCCTTCGACGTAATCGTCATCGTCGTCAACGGGCTGCGGGTCAATGTCCAGCCAGCCCGCGTCGCGCAAGTATCGCAGAGCCTGTGTGCAACTGTCCACAAAGTCATCGTGCGTTGATTCTGGGAAGGAACAGATCTGGCTCACGAAGCCTTCAGCCCAGTCCCTTACGAAGCCTTTCTTCGCTGTGCTCTCGGGGATGTACACGCGGCGGTGGGCGATGATGTTCGCCACAATCGACAGCCGCTGTATCTTGTCCGCCTTGCCGGGGTTGTACGCTCTGACCGGCAGGTGTGCCCGCTGCAAGTCTTGGATCAGAGAGATGCCAGCAGCCTTGTCTTCAATAAGCACCAAGTCGACCTTCTTGCCCCCTGTAAAGTTTCCTCGGCCCTCTTCCTCGGGGTCAGCGCCATACGATACTTTGAACTCTTCGATAACCTTCGGACGCAGATCCGGGTACTGCAGGTGGTCTTGCCACGCATCGATGAGCATAACAGCCATCGGGCCGTCTTCGGGCTTAAAGACGCCCCACGTCGTTGCAGCCGTCGGGTCATTGATCGTCTTCTCCGTGTAGGCGCAGTCATAGGACTGCAGGATGTACTCGAACTTGGGGAACGGCTTCTGTGCAGGCCAGAGCTTGAACATCTCCCGCTTCACGATGCCGCCCTCTTCGGGGTCGATCAGCTCGGCGTAGATCTCTTGCCGCCCGAGCTTGGTGCCCTCGTACTGAAGGATCTGCTTACGGAAGTTGTCCGCTAGGTTGTCGAGGTTCTCGTAGGTCGAGGCGGTCACCATCGCCACATCGTCGCCCTGCCGCTCCACCAGCTCGAGGATCAAGTCCTTCGGTCTCGGGGTCGTGGTGCAGATCAGCCGCACCTTCTTACCTAGACGCAGGCCGAACTGCATCATGTCCCACGCTTCTTGCAGGTAGTCCCATGCCGCCAGCTCATCGCACCAGCCACCGTGGAACTGCGGGCCGCGGAAACGCTCGGGCTCCGACGCTGGGATGCCCTTGATCAGCGAGCCGTTGATTAGCGTCAGCTCGTGCAGCGCCTTGTTGTAGTCTTTAATCAGGATCGACGGGATAACAGACAGCAGGCCAGAGTCACCCTCAAAGCAGGTCGAGCGAACGTCCGAGGATGTCGGGGCGGCGACCACCCAACGGGTGTTGGGCGCTTCCCATGCCCACCAGCCTAACTGCTCAGCCGCGGTGCGGGTCTTGCCTGCGCCACGTCCAGCTAACAGCAGCCAGATGTCCCACCAGTTCCCTGACGGCAGGATCTGGTACCGGTGCGCCTTTAAGAGCCAGTTGGTACGCCACTCGAAGGCCGCTCGATACTCTGCAGGCAGCTTAGCGTACTGCGCCCGCGTCGCTGGGTCTTTGAGGATGTCTTCGATCTCGCTCATCTGCGCAGCTTCAGGTAGATAGCAATCAGCATCATGGCGCAGCAGGCTTCAGGCTTACCAGCCACGCCAAACATCAGGGCCACCAGCACGGACAGGAACTCAGCCATGTACAGGGCGATCTCTGGGAACTCCAGCAGCTCGCGCTCTTTGATCGCCATCAGCTCAGCCTTACGCTCAGCGATGCGACGTCTTAACTCTTCTGCTACGTCCACGGGCTGTTAGCCTTCCTGCGGCGCTCAGCAGGCGACAGCAACTCCAGCTCAGGGTTGCGCATCACCTTGTAGGCTTTGGACTCGCCAGCTTCAGAGCCCGCCATAAAGCCCACCACTAGGCCTACCACGAGGGTGAAGATTGAGAACAGTATCCATATCACCATAGTCTTCTCCGGCACTGGTCGGATGTCAGGTCAGGCCGTAGCTCCGGCACCTTGCAGATCGGGCGGGGCGGCATGTGCAGGGTCACCACGGCAAACCATACCGACAGCACCGCGACCGCGGTCAGGTAGATTGCCAGCAGGATGATCTCGACCCTCTCCATTCATTTCCTCATCGGCTCTCGGTAAGAACTCTTGCCGGTGGACTTATAGGGGCTCTCGCTCTTGCGGTTAAGGCAGGGCTTACATATCCAGCGCATTACCGACCCCCGCCGCTGCATCTCCCCTTCAGCCCTCTGCGTTTGGCAGGAGGTGCAGAATCTCATTTCTTGGATTGCTTGGTGAGCTCGATGTTCTTTAGGACGGCGTCGAAGATACCCGTGTCGACTTTCATCTCGAGCGGGTTGTCAGCGTCACCAGCGACGATCTGGCGGTCGCCGTACTTCTTAGGTTTCAGCTTAGCCGCTACCCACTTGCGGGCGTCTACGCGGTTCTTCTGCCATGTCACCCAGCCACTATCGGTGCGGCTTATGCCCTTGTCGTCAACGATCTCTTGAGGGGGCTCATCAGCAATAGCATGTATCTCATCTGCGAGTGTGTCTGCTTGCTCTTCCCTTGCTCTCGCGTAGTTGTCTGAGAATTGCTTATTCTGCAACAGCCAAAGATACACGGTGCTGTGTACTGGCATTCTGTCTTCCATGCAGATTTGGCGTAGGGATTCGCCACAACTGATTCTTGTGCAGATCTCTGCGGCTATAGCGGGATCGTACTCAGTCTTCCTACCAGCCCGCTTCTTTGGGGGCTTTGCTTGCTCGGCGGTAACTGTGGCTTCATCAGACATATCTCAGTCTCTCTCTTGCCTAGTGTTAGGTGAATAGCTTCTTCAGGAACTCTGCTGCGGCTCCGGGGCCGAGCAGCACCATAATCATTACGCCATAGATCAGCATCTCAATGCGGATCATCCGCTGGTCGCCTTTCTCAAGGCGCTTCTCGATAGCCTCATAGCGGGCATTTGATAGCGCCTCGTGTACAGCGAAGCGTGTCTCTAAGTCCTTGTCCATCTCAGTCATAACCCCTGATAGCTTTGCGGGTCTTCTTGACTGTGCCGCCACGCTTCTTTTCGTAGTCAGTGTCGGGCTTCATGCCCAAACCTTCTTTGTAGGCGCGACCATAGTTCCGGGCGCCCTTACCAAGATTCTCAACGAACTCAGCCGCCTTTTCTTTGGCGGCTGCTACATAGTCTTTATCGGGGTCAAGGCCTAAGCCAGCCTTGTACGTCTTACGATAGTCTTCGGCAAACTCTTGCAAGTCGTCAACTATTCCCTTGCTTTTCGGCATCTTCTTTCCCCTCAGCAACCGGAAGCTGCGGCATAGCCTGCATCCGTATGTTGTCGATCATTGGCGCCGCCTGATTGAAGGGCAGAGCCCCCAGCAGTGTCAATAAATGGTTAATCTCTTCAAGATTGTATTGCAATGTAATACGAATGTCTTGGTTTTCCATGCTGTCCTCTTATTGTTTGGGTTAGTGTTGGGTTCGATTTGGTCTTCGGCTAGGCAAATGGGAAAGCCAGAAAACCATCTGCGTCAACATCCTCGAATGCTGGCTTAACACCCAACACGGCTGAGGACTGACATCCCTACAGCGCCGAGCTGCCGAGTCGAACGGCGGCCCCACCACAAACCCGTGAACGCCTTGCGCTAGGTTGCGCAGCCAATCCCCATGCGTGTTGGTAGTCGGTACTCGCTGCGTCTGGGGTAACTCGTCGGCTTCAGCTCACCGATTTCCGTCCCAGCATCCGCTTTCCCAACTGGTATGGAGACCGACTCTGCTCCGCAGGTTCCAGTCTACGGGGTCGGGGGTAGTGACCAGCCGATCTCCATGCCACTTGGCGCTCTACGCAAACGGCTGAGCTGCCGATCCTTGACGCTCATTGTTACGGGATTGCGCTTCCCCAATGAGTCGTCAGTCTACAGACTTTTTGTCATCCACGAGGCCCATCGCATACTCCGCGATCTCCCGGATACTCGCCGTGCAAGTACCGTCAGCGAGGATGTCCTCCAACGCGCTCATCAGGATCATCCGCTTGCAATGCTCATCATACGCAGCGTCAGCCAGATTATCGAACTGCGTTTCCATTCTATTAAGAACCTTGTAGTCGTTGTCGTTAAGGTCGACCACGATCATTTTGCTGCCCAGCTTCAAAGTTTCAGTCATGTCGTATCTCGGTGGTGCCCGGCTTTCGCCGGGCGGGTTAATCAGAAGCTGAAGTCGTGGTACTTCTCGCGGTCACCCAGATACAGGTTGCCGCTTGGCGCATTGTTCAGGCGACCAGTCTCAGGGTTACGAACCTGCTGCACCCACTGGCCCTTCTTGTTCTTGCGGTAGATGCGCTTGTAGTTCTCAGGGTTCTGGGTGTACTCGTAGACTTGGCTCTCGCTCATGCCGTTGCCGTCTACGCGCTTGTAGTCGTCATCCTGAACCACGATGTACCGGCCCTTCATGTTGACTTCCACCACGGTCGCTGGGCTGCGGTCAGTCCAGTAGCAGATCGTGGCGGGCATACCAACGTAGGGCTCAGCCGAGCGGCTGTTGGTCATGATGTGGTTAACTAAGCTGCCTGTTTGGGTTCCGAGTCTCATGATTTCGCTTCCTTTCGCTATTAGGGTTAGATTGCCGCAAGGGTTTGGAGTTTGGCTTTGGCGTCCCGCAAGCGGTACAAACGAGCTACAGCCATCTCAGTGGGTTCGCCGTTAACGCCTGTTA